TAAAATAATTTATGCCTTTAACATCTTTAAGTTTTAATGTTTTTGTTGGTCTGTAATATGTACTCATAATTTTATACCTCGCTTTTAGTTATTTCCGGGAGCTGCCCAAATCAACGAAAATTTTTTCTGAGCAACTCCATCAAGGCGTTAGTATGTGGTATCTTGTTTAAACATAATCCCGTATCGTGCTTGGAATCAGATATTGCACAAATGTTCTTTATGAGAAAGTCATGTCCATTATATCCCCATGAGCAATCTCAACCTTAATAGGAAATGAGAGCTTATTTTTTGACATGAAAATCAATATATAAGTTGATATCCCACTTATAATAATATCAAATTATTTGTTCTTAATCCAATAATTTATAAATTCTTTGTATTCGCCTGGTTTAAACACTTTGTCCGGTAAATTATATTTTCTGCGAATTTCATTTACTGAACACATAAAAACATTCCAATCAGAATTTACTGTGCTTTCCGTTAATGGCTCTTCGTTCCTGGTTTTGTTTTGGCTTGGCTTCTTTTGGCTTGGCTTGGATCTAAAGATACGATCAAACCCTTTATTAAATTTAACCTGATCTGTAATCCTATTTTTATCGCCTTTGCCCATGTTATTCTACATCAAAATATTGTGTGTCTTTATGGATATCTTTTTTACCCTGTGATATATCATCAAATGTTTTGCCAACTTCAATATCTTCTGAGAATTGTATTCCATCGTTCATTTCTTCGTCCATCTCTCCTTGTGCTTTCCTAACTGCATCTTCACTATTTGCGCCACGAACTTTGAAATAACCAACATAGTTTCTTTCAAGTCTTACAAAATGTATTTCGCCAAACTCTTCTCTGTAATTTTCGACAGAAGTTTCATCTATGTATTTATCTCCTAAATGCTGCACGATTGTGTGATTGTCAAAACCACTATTTACCATCAATCGCATTACAGTTTCTCCATCTAAATGGTCGCCACCAATAATGCTATCTGCCAGTTCTTTATATTTGTCTTTCATAATTCTGTACCTCGTTTAAACAATTTATTAAGGATAGATAAGTAAGTTCCTAGAAAACTTATTTGCAGCAAAGGGGAAATGCCCTAAACCCTATCTATCCCATTACATACTGAACTACACAAACATAAATGTCAAACTTTAAATTAATATAAAACAAACTGTTTAAACATCTTCAGTAAATTTTTTTAGTTTCTTTTCTAATTTCTTTACTTTGTTTTCCAATATTTCTGTTTTAGCTTTCTTGCTTGTATTATATTCCTTTTGATATTTTAGGCGCTGATCCCTTTGGCTTTGGTATCTCTCTTTGGCTTTTCTCAACCTCTCCTCTCTCTGTCCTGGTGTTTCGTTTGCCCTTTTTTCCTTTAGCTTATCCAAAAATGCTTTTTTTACATCTTCCGGCATGGCTTGGTAGTTAATTTTGGCTTTTGCTTTAATCTGATCTGAATTTTCAGAATAATGCTTTTTCCACCATTTTTCATTTTCTGCCATTATTTTTTTCTCCTAAAATGGTGTGTCATTAAATTTATCTTTGTAGCCGGTTGATTGGCTTTGCTCTTTTTTATCTTCTCGTTTGTAGGTAATAAATTTTTTACCATCTTTTTCATTTAACCAGAGAGAAATAGATTTTGGCTTTTCGTTCCCTCTTATAAAATTGTTGTTTTGTAAGATCGGGTATCTTTTCCCTTCTGAATTAAATATTTTTTCTGCTTTTTCATATAAAGCGTCTATTTCTTCTTGAAATTTGTCGTTTACAAATAAGTTTTCAAAGTCTGCCATAATTTTAGTCCTCGTATATTAGTTTAATACTTTCTTTTTCTATATCTCCATCATAGTTTTTCGGCTTTTCCGACAACTCTTCTGGATTCCCGTTAATTAAAGCAAGAGAATATTCTTCAAGCAGTTCTATTAAATAATTAATAAAATTGGGATTGTATTCTACCTGCCATATTTTAGTTCCTACTGTGCTAAAGTTAATTAGGTGAGATCTTTTGACCTTGCCGCCATTTAAGTTAGACACTATCCATTGTTGGCCATAAATTTGGGGTAAGTAGTGTTTTGGAAATTCCTTAAACTTAAACTTACCCATTCTTGTCGTTTTGACTTCCAAAATGGTACTAAAATCCCTCGAAATGCCATCTGGCGTACTCGACAAGCTAATTGTTTCTTTTTTCTTTAAATTGAGCCAATCCTCTTGTTTAAATGTTTCCTGATCTTTAAGAATATAATTTGGTATTTCTTTATTTAGTTGTACCCATTTGGCAATTCCATGCTTTTCGTGTTTTATGCCTTTTTTCATGGCTTTAATTTGGTATTCGTTATCTATTGGCTTTGTTTCGCCTTTTAGATCCCATTCAAGCATTTCTCTTCTTGGGGTGTAATAACCAATGGTGTAGTTAATAAAGCTGCTACTTCTAAGATTTAGGTTTTTCATTAGATTCCTCTATCTTTTTAAGTTCTGCTGTTGCTAATGCTAGTTCTTCTTCTGTTGTTGTTTCAAAAGAATCAACTTCATCAGCAAAATCCCATTTTCCATCTTTTCCCTTAACAACATCTGATTCAGAATAAATCAAACCACCCATACCAACGAGCTTTAATATTACTCTGTCTTTTGCTCTTTTTTCTGCCATAGCAACAGGGTATGCTGACATGGTGTTTTTAGGGTTAGATTCTCCAAAACTAACTTCGTGCCTGTCGTGTAAGTTTCCGCTGCATTTTATTACAGCTATCCTTTTTTCAGAATTAATCTCAATTATCTCTAAATCTAGGCTTTTTATTCCATCTTTGATTGCAACCTTCTCACAACCACTATGGAGAATTACCGGTTTCCCATGACACTCCCAATAGTCTTTATCGCTTAGATCATACTTTTTATTGAACTTTTGTTGTTCAGTAGTAAATTCAAAGTCTTTTTTCTTCATTCATTGCTCCTTATTTTGTAGAATAATATAAATTTTGAGTTATTGCAATAAATTCTTGCATAAAGATTTGTATTATTATAGATTAGATATAGTTATCAATAATTATGTGTATGTATATTGATATGAATATTAAATATATTAGTTATAAATAATATTAATTATATATAAATATATATTTATATAATAAAAAGGAGCAAAATGGAAGTAAAAGAATTTAAAGCATTTATGGATATGGTTGATGAAGCATATCCTAAACAAAAAAAACTAAACAAAGTACAAAAAGGCTTGTTTTGGCTGACACTACAAGATCATTCTTTGCAAGATTCTGTCCAGGCTCTTGTTTCTCACACCCACTCCGGTGAATGGAAACCACAGGTTTGTGATATTTGTAAACATTTGCCGGATAACACTTTACCCATAATCGAAACATTTTCTAATTTTTTTAATGGAGTAGAGGTTAAAGATAAAATAGCATTAGAGGTGTTTAAACGAATGGGTGGAGATAGGCTTAGAAAAACATCATTAGAAAAAGATTATAGGGGTTTGGAGCTAAAGTTTATAGAGTTATATAAACAAAAATCCACTCAAAAAAGAATGGAAGAACTACCAAACAAACTAAAAAACAAACTTATAGGACTAGATAATGCTTAAATTAGGAGATCAGGAACTAGAAAAGATGATCCATGATATTTCAATTATGGGTCAAGCGCTTGGAGAGGCAGAAGCAAACTATGAAAGGCTTGTTTCTGAAATGAAATATGAGAGAGATTTAGCTTTTATAAATCTTAAAGACATAAAAATGACCTTAAAAGAAAAAGAAGCAATAGCAAACACACAAGGAGAGGTGGTTGCGTATATAAATAAAATAGCAGAAGCTAAAGAATTGTATATTTCGCTGCGCCACAAGATAAAAGCGAGGGAGATATGGTGTGATATGTTTAGAAGTATCAACAGTAAAAACAAAAGAGAAATGAAGTTTTATCAAGAATTAAGTTAAATAGGAGTAAAAAATGGCAACACAATGCGAACTGATCTTAAAGGATCTAAAAAAAGGTAGAAAAATAAATCCTCTAATAGCTTTATCTAAATACAAATGCTTTAGATTGGCGAGTAGAATTAACGACCTTCGCACAGAAGGACATTCTATTGAAACAAAAATGGTAACAAACGAAGAGGGCAAAAAGCAATTTGCAGAATATTTTATGGAGAAAACAAATGAGTAGAACATTTAATGAACAATATTTTGATAAACTAAATGAGATAGAAAGTTCTGGAGAAGATTATAATAGGAACTATGCTGTTGAAGAATTAATTAAATTAAATATGACTAAAGAAGAAGCAGAGGAGTTTTGCGATGGATTGGAGTCTAAATGGGATATGCAAGTAGATTATTTAGCAGAAGTACAAAGAGAAGAAGGTGGGAAAGAAACCGAATAAAGAAATACAGAAAAAGTATAAAGAGATGGTCGAGTTTGGTTGTGTTGTTTGTAAAAAGCTATATGGGGTAAATACCCCACCTTGTATACATCACTTTACAGGCGCAGGATTAGCACTTAAAAACCGAGAAAAGTTTATTTCCCTGTGTTATACCCACCATCAAGGTAAAGAGGGAATACACCATATAGGGAAGTTTACATGGGAAGATAGGTTTGGAACGCAACAAGAATTATTAGATTGGTATGAGGAAAACAAAAATGATAGAGATTGAGAAAAATATACCTATATCTCATCAAAGCAAGTATGATGAATATATAAAAGCTATGATTAATATGAGATCAGGAGAATCTTTTATGGTTGATGATTATAAAATAGTTGACGCAGTAAGAGGTTTTGCTTGGAGAAAAGGACATAAAATAACTTTTCGTACTATCAAAAAATTCGGTCAAAAAAAAGAATACAGGATTTGGAAATTATGAAAACGGAAAAAGCAGATACCTCATTAATTCAGAAATATGTAAAAAATTTATCGGATCAAAACTTACTTGTTCTATTTTTACACTATCAAAGAATAATTGATGATGTGAATTTAACAACCCTAAATGATTCGGTTTGGTTTTTTGTACTTAAAGCTGAAAAGCATGAGAGAAAATTAAATGAAAGTTGAGTTATTATCTACACTTTTACCAAAATCACTTGATATGTCATCAGTTGGTACTTCAAAATCCCATGATGCTATTACACCACAAGATATATCGGTTATATTATCTTATTCAAGGCTATCTGAGAATCAAACTAATTATCTTTTAATGAAATACCTTAATGACCATTCAGCTATGAATAGGTTATTTGATTATTTTTATACAAAAGCAGCAGAAATATTTGAAGATGTTAAGTTTAAACACCCTAAAAAGACTTTAGAGAAGATAGTAAACTGTGCAATTTTAGAATGTGTAGTAAGTGCTTGTCCATTTTGTCAAGGAGTTGGATATACTACTTTCAATAAAAAAATTGAGAAATGTAGACATTGTTCTGATGGACTTTTTATCTATGATGATTTTACTAGATGTAAAATAATGGATATTAAAAAAGGTACATACGGAAAAATAAGAAAAGGATATAAGCAGATTATGGAAATGTTTTATGATCTTGAACAAGAATCTTTATCTAAAATAGGTGATAAATGAAAAAGAATTACTATGCGTATCGTTGCACAGTTGTATTTAGCGGATCAGTTGGAGCAACATCAGAAGAAGAAGCCATAGATAAGGTGGTTAAAGAATCAGAAAAATATCCTGAACAAGTAAGTTTTAAACCTGAAGATATAAAAGTTAGAAAATTACAGAAAAAACCTGAAAAGGGTTTATATCACGATTCTAAGTACGATTGGTAAGAAATTGGACTCCATACATACCCCTAGAAGCCACGTTTGTTAATCTTGGTATAACTACCTACCACCCCTAATGCTTAACAATATTTTTACTATCTTCTTGTTCGTTAGGATTGATTTGATTATTTTCTTCATCTACATCTGCTAGATTTTGCAATTTAGGTTGTAAGTTAGGAATTGTTTTAACTAGATCCTTTAATTCAGCGATTAATTCATCATCTGATTTCTGATGAGTATTATCTACATTTAAGTTTATAGTTTGTGATGAGAAGTTTCCAAGTTCTAAAATCAATTTTGCAGTATTTAATTTAACTGCGTCTTGATCTGAATGTAATAAATCTTGTAATACAGATATAGCCATACCTGATGTTGAGGTTATTCTCTCCTCATTCTTTTCTCTTATCTCTTTTGTATATTTCTTTTTAAGATATGATCCTTGCTGTCTTGGAGATTTATCTTTATCCCACCCAGCTTTAATAGCCGATTGAGTTGCATTACCAGCAGTATCTCCCTCGCAAAAGGCTTCTATAAATGCTTGTTCTTTTTCTTTATTTATTTTTTTTGGCATAATTTTCTCTTTGTTAGATTGAATTGGCTTTTTTAAAACTTATACATCTGTGATTGGTTTATCTCTTTTTAAATTTTTTTTGGCTTTATCAACAATTAGACTTCCATCTAACCATTTTCCAACTATTACTCCTATATCTTTATCAGGTGTATAACTTATAAGTAAATTTTGTCTTTCGATTATCCATTTTTTATCTAAAACTAAGCTACCATCAATATCTGTGCTTTCTTCATCACCTGATACATGAGATACGATTGTTATAGTTTTATCATTTTCCTCTACAACAAAACCAACAGATACACAATCTGCTAGTTCTGATTTTAAATCAGTAATATCTGTCCACCCATCTGTAGGTGTAATAGCATCTTCCCAATGTAATAAAACTAACTGTGATTTCATTTGTATTTAAAAATATATTTACTCCATAAATAACTTCTTGCAATACTTATCGCTGTAAAGATTAACGAGAAATGTATCATCTTCCAAAAGGGTAAATAAATACCATATAAAGGAAAAATATACATTTGTATTAATAAAGATATAATTAAACCACTCCCTATGTCTAATGTTCTATGTATTAAATGTCTTAGGTTGGTCATTTTTTCTTTCTTAAAAACTTTAAGTAATCTGCTCCTTCTTCGACTTCCCAAAATATCTTAATAAAATCAGGGTGTGTGTCAGGTAATCTTGTATTGAATACTGCTACTGCACAAGGCGACATCATTTTATTGGGTAAATTTAACATCTTGGCATAGTTGTCATATTTTTTATACGAGCCAACTTGAACACAATGCATTGTTATATCTGAATTTGCATCTTTAATAGGCATATATCCACTAACATGAGTATGTCCTGCCATAAGTAAATGATCTCTTGAATTAAATATTGCGTGTCTTATTATCCCATGTGCTGTGTTATAGATTGAATGTCCTCTGAAATTATGAGAACAATTTACTCTTACATTATGTTTGGGTAGTTTTAATTTAACTCTTATATTATGTGGTGCGTATGTAGTCTTTAAAGGTTTACATATCCATTTAACAGGGTCGCCTTCTCCACTCCACATATCATGGTTTCCAGCTACTATAAATAACCAGTTAGTATAATTAATTAACCACTCAGTTAATTGCCAACCTTGTTCTGCTGATGTAGTTTGTTCTGCCCATAATCCTGCAAGTTTAGTTCTTCTTGCCCAATTATTTTGTAAATCACCTACATTACAAGCATACATTCCATCAGTTTTATTTGTTATATCTAAGTGCTTTATAACACTAGGCATATCGCAACCATCATCATCAATGTGAGGGTCGCCCATAATATAAAGTCCAATGGGTTTTGCATCTTTTATTCTTATGTTTAAAAATTCTTCGTTATTTTCTCTTTTCTCTTTTCGATTAAAAACATCAACTCTTTGTTTAACTAAATCTTCTGTTGATATTTCTTCATCATAGAATTTGTTTTCTACTTCAAATCTTTTCATTACTTTAGGGGAGTTTGTTTTTCTTCCACAATCTCTACATTGATATCTTTGTGGACTTCCGACTATGTGTGTATCTTTTCCTCTTTTAATAATATGGGTAGAGCCACACTTAGGACAAGCTAACATATTGCCATCATCATCTAATTGAAGAATATCTATTTTAGAGAAGTTTCCACCATTATTGTGAATTGCCATTCTTTTCTTCTTCCTTGATAAGACATTCCAAATACCAACGAGCTTTCTTTAAATCAGACAAAGCAGTACCTTTGTATGGATATCTTGTAACATACTTAATGATGTTTCCTCGAACATAGTCCATCTCCCATGAACGAATATAATCTATCGTTTCTATCCCTTTCGTGTAATGGTCAGGGTGATTGATTATGTCTTTCTTGTCTTTGCTCATCTATTTTATCTAGTATTTCGTTCCAACCTATAGGGTTGTCATTTAAAAACTTAATACCACCATACAAGTAATCCCAGCGATTTTCAAGTTTTCCCTTGATACTCACTCTTGCGTTTGGGTTTATAGAATAGATAGCATGGATTATTTCCATCTCTCTTTTTGAATAAGCTACATTAGTACACATAGCTTCAAACTCCTGGCTATGAATTTATTAATAAATAAATAATTAAGCCGATTGTTAATAACTCGAGAATACTAATCTCAGGTCTTAGGTACTTAGTTTTTATTCTATAAAAAAACCAAGAAAAAAATTCAGGTTTATAGTGCATTAACAAAACAACAAATATTGTTGATAGTAATGCTTCTAAATAAGTCATTGAAGTGGATTATCTGACCTAGCTTTTATCTCAACTACTTGAGATTTAAGGACAGCAATCTCAGCTTTATTAATAGCTATACTTTGTTCTAGTGGTTTTATATTAGGTGCAGACCTTGCTTCAACCACATCTAATCTATTCATTATTTTACCGACAGTAACCATCATACCACCTAATGTGATAACTAATCCGATTATGCCTAGTATACTTTTAATATCCACGAATACTCCTTAAATGTTCTTGTGCTCTTATTCTATTATCTACAGCTTCCTGTACATTTCTTTGATATGTCGCCACAGGGTCGCTATAGTTGTTTTGATTTTC